TGGGCAGTGCGCGACGTGGTGTTGCCGAAGAACATGCTCGGGGCGTAGGGGCTATCAAGGAACGCAGACTTCCCGCGGCCGGACACGCGCACCGTGTTGCTGCCGAAGGTGCGCTCGGTGCCGATCTTCTCGACCAGGAAGCGGTACGCCACCCCGTTGATAGTCGCCTCGACCTCCACCGGATCGACGCTCGACAGATCGACCAGCGGCAGGGCCTGCCACGGCAGGGACGCGCTGAAACTCCACGTCCACGAGTCAACGTCCAGCGACATCGACATCGAGATCGTGGGGATCAGTGCATTGTCGGAGACCCGACGCAGCGTCGCGTCATTGATAACCATGTAAACCCTCTTGATCGGTACGACGACCGTTTCACCAGGCTCCGGGCCCGGCCCGTGGCGTTCGCACACGAACAACAAATCTGGCCCGCCGATGCCCTCCACGAACACCAGGTTCGGGTCAGGAATGTAGCAGGGGTCCGGCGGTTGAGGCCCTGGGCGAACCCACATGCCTGGCGGGGGCGACATGCCTTCCTGGTAGAGACTCTCCAGCAGGATCGACAGCCTCGCAGCCCGCTGCGCAGGCGACAGCACACCGAAAGAGTATGGGACGGCCTGTTGAAACGGGCCTGCGGTGAAGTTTCGCCGGTCGCGCAGTCCCTCTTGGAACTGGCTTGTACGACCGAGCCGCACGCCGATGCCATTCTGAAACTGGCCGGACAGGTGCTGCCGCAGTCGGTCTGCATCCTCAAAGCCGCCCCGCGTCGAGCTACTCGCGCGCACACCGTCTTGAAACTCGCCGCGCGACGAGATGCTCGTGCGAACTCCATCCGTGAACCCGGCAGTCCATCCTCTGTGCAGACGATCTGCGGGAGTCCAGGGGGACTCCACGCCGGTCGTGAGCGAGGTGGCTTCTTGATACTGCGTCGTCACCCCGCTGGTCCGAGCAATCCCATCCTGGAACGGCGCTGCAACTTTGGCCGCGATTGGTCTGGCGGTTGTGCTCTCGTACTCCACGTTGACCGAGCCGCGCAGCGCCGGCAGGGTCGCCACCAGTCCAGCGCGGATACCGAGGACAGTCCGCACAGCCCCGCGCAGGGGCGGAAGCGACGCAACCAAAGAGACAGTTGCGTCGCCCGCTGGTGGCGCATCTTCACCGCCGAACACAAGGTTCGGTTCGCTGGTCTGCGCCGACCGAAAGACGAGATCGGCGGGCACCGCTTAGTCCAGTTCGGTCACGCCGAGCAGTGCATATGCGCCTGCGTAGAGCAGAGTGCCGCTGGTGCCTGCAATCTTGAACGGTCCGGCGCCCGCTTCGTCCGTGGCGTTGCCCGACCCAACCAGGTCGCCATTTCCGTTGATCCACTCTGCGCGCGTTGCCGAGCCCTGCACCGTGATCTGATCGCCGCCGAGCGCGGCCTGTGTGAGCACGAGTTTGTTGTCAACGATTGACCCACACGGCTTAGTCAAGACCATCGTCACCAGCAGATTGTCGCTCGCGTCATAGAAGCGAATTTGCGAATTCGCCACACCGGTGTCGGCGTAGTCACGCGACGCCTCCAATCGGGCGTTGTTGTGTGCGGTCGAGATGGTCAGGTCGCTCATGCTACGGTCGGAGTAATCCGGTCAGCGATCACCGCCCGGTAGTTGTCGTTGTGATCGTAGGAGACCACGCTGTAGGTCTCATTTTCGTTGATTTCTGCGAAGCTGTAGGCGCCAGTCGTAGCGTCGCTCCAAGTTTCGCGTACCAGTAGTCCGTCGCGGTCGCGGAACAGCCGCACCTTCCTGCGCACCGGTGTGTCTGTCGGCGTGCCGTCTTCTTTCACCGTCGCAGTGATGCTGCCTCGCCCGGCCAGGTATATGTCGCGCACCGGTGCGGCGGCGTTGGTCGTTGCGGCACCAACCGAACCGGCTATGGCTTCGCGCCAGAACGGTTCCGAGGTGTCCGAGGGTTTTGTTACGACGAAATCCGCTGAGAAGTCATCGGTGCCACTCGCGCTGTCCCACGCTTGTGCTCCTGATGGGATATTGGCCCCCAAATCCAACGCGCTTGTCAAAAGCTCGGCGCCCATTATGTCGCCTGATGTGGACGGCGCCATCAAGTCGATCACATACGAATCCCCGATTACAAAATTGGGCAGAGCGACCGGGGTAGTCCAACTTCCGTTGTTCTTCTTCAGTGAGCAGAAGCCAGTGTCGAGATTGACATCGAAATACATCACGTCTCCGACTGCGGTTGGCGCACCGGGAGCGGGACTCACGGTTATCTCAACTCCGGTGGGGTAGTACGTGAAACTGCCGTCGTAGCCGAAGACAGTCCAGTGCTTTCCAACATTGTAAGAGCCCCAATTTGCCAGAGCGGCAAGACCGCCGAAGAACATCTGAGAGGCGGTCACCCTAGTCAATCGCAAACCGAAGACTCGCCGGCCTGATGTACGAGCTGAGTTGGTCCGAGCGATACCGGTAAAATTGCTGCGAACCTCGGCGATTCTGCCCGTAATTGTGGCACTAGACCCTTTGCTTGATGCGTCCCAGTCAGACGGTGTGGCAATTCTGAATTTTGGGTCTGCGGGTGTCTGTTGCCCGAAGCCCGGGTATATAACGCGACCGAACAGCGTATCCGTGGTCCAGGTCGTGTTGTCAGACGAATACTGCAGTGTCCCCCACCCGATGAATTTATCGACTGCGGCGGCGGCGATGCGCGGGTATGGGTCCGCGACGGGCGTTCCGAAGTCCCAAACCAAACGAAAGCCGCCGCTACGGACCTGCGAGCCCGAGAAGCGTGTGGTGGTTGCGGTGTCGGTGTCTTGTAGGTTGGCGAGCGTTCCAGACACGGGAACGCTGTTGCACGTCAAAGTTGCAGATGCGTCAATGCGTGCGCCACCTGCGTACCAGTGAAACCCACCCAACTCAAGGTCGCCACCCCCGTAGGTCTCTATCCCCACAACGCGCCAGTAACGTGCCGATGCCATCGCTTACCCCCTCCAGGGGCCGGTGGTGTCGAAGAACGCAGTTCCGTAAGACGAACCGCCTGGAGTACCCACGCGCAGGGCCATGAATCTTTTTCCGGCGAAGGCCCCAGTGCCATCCACAAAGTCCCGGTTGCTGAAGGCGTCGTTGACGATCTGCGGTGTGTGGTACACCCCCGCTAGTCGCCCGCGCAGGTTTGCGCCGACCAGGATGTCTACCGGAGACACCATCAGCGCGTTGTCGGGGCCGTTCGGGTAGGCAAAAGTGTTGCTGTTGTAGTTGGTGGTCCCGGAGTAGCCCGCCGAAAGATTGAACGCTCCGAGTTTGCGAGCCAGTTGCGCACCTCCGAGTCCGGTGTGGGCGCGTGCGACATAGGCGTAGGTGGCGGCAGTGGTTGACAAACCGTAGCCCAAGCAGCCTGGCACCGGCGAGCCCGTGCTGTTGATGCCAGAGTCCGCGCCGAAAATTGCGCAACCGTATGCATCCCCGCTCTTGTTCGACAGCAGGTCTCCGAAACCGAAAGCCGCGCCTATGCCAAGCGCGTTGGCGGCGAAGTTGCCCCAGATAACAAACCCGCGTTCGTCACCGATCAGCGCCCAGTCACGTGCGGACGAACTTGCGACCGAAGACTTGCCCCAGTACATCCCGCCGCTAACCTGCGCGCTTGTAGGGAACGGGTTGGCACCAGTGTTCACGTCGCTCATCGACTCGTATGCGACGACGCGACAGGTAGTGGCATCCGTGTCGTCAACCCGCAGCAGCATTCCAGTGGATTCAGGTGCTGCCGACTTGTAGGTGCGCAGATTGGTCCCAGTGAACGGACTCGTGAAGCCAAGCGGGGACATCTTGAAAGTGATGGTCCCTGTCGCCGTGCCGTCGGCCTCAGTTGTCGCAAAGGACACGGCAGTGCCAGTGACGGCTGTAACCTTCTGGTCGCCGTTGAGCGCACTGGGCGTCGCACCTGCGACAAGAACTGTTGTGCCGACCTCCGCAGAGTGCGAACCGGTCACGTTCATCGTAGCGACGCCACCGCTGATGACGAGCGTGTTGACCGACTTGCTGCCAAACCCGTCCTTCAAGCAGGCGTCCAAGACACCTGCCATGGCGCCAGCGGTCCCGCTGAGTACCGGCGCGCCGACCATACCGCTGTGAAAAAACTTAACGCTCATGTTCTGTCCTTATGGGCGATCTACGTCGCCGCGAGTGAGTAGCGAGAAGCTGTAGTTGGTGCCAGCTTCTGGACCCTGTTGCACGGTTCGCACGGCCCACACAGGGAACTGCGCGCCGACCGTATTCAGTCGGAGGATGTTGCCGACCGACCAACCGGTTCCCCAGCCGAGGTCGGAGATCGTGAAGTACGGCTCACCAGTGGCGGGGTTTACTGGCGCGCACGTCGCGTTGATCGAACCGGTGGCGATGACACCGACATGCTCGCCGATCACCTGGAAGGCCGTAGTGCTCGTGAAGCGCAGGGCCCAGCGTTCCGTGACAGCACCTGCGTTGGTTACCAGAACAGGTGCCAGAACGTCGTTGTACGTGCCCGTAGCCGGTGCCCCAGACACAGTGTCAGCCCAGGTAGTTCCATCCCAAGACGCTTGATCGAACAGCGTTGACACACGACTGCGCAGGTCGCCGGACATCAGCGCGCTGGAGATGTACGTGCCGCTCGTGCCGTAGGCATGCGTCAGCGGGCGGGTGAACGTGATCTCACCATTGATCTGCACATCGCTGACCACGGCCATGTCTTCAATGCGATGCTCAACTGTGACGGGCTGCGAGTACCCAGTCACGTTGTCGAACGTCACCGTGCCAGCCTCCAGGTCTGTGGAATAGCCCGTGTTGATCGTGGCCCCGTCGTTGCCCACCACGCGAACGCGAGACAGCCGCGTGCGGCCCGTGTCCAGCGTCTGCCCGTTGGACACGGTGGCAGGTGCCATGGAGGCGGTGTTACCTACGACCGCGAAGCCACCTGGCCGGAAGATTGGCACGCGACCGTCGCTAGGTAGGCGCACAGGGTCGATGCCGAGCAGGTCTGCGTCCAGCGGCAGGTAGCTGTATGCCACGGCGTTGTACCGAACCGTGTTCAACATCGCCAGATCGGCCGGGATCGTAGTGAGTCCGCTGATGCCCAAAAAGCTCAGGTCCACGTTCGCATCGGACGATCCACTCGGGTTCACAAAGTACAACTCGACCAGCCCGTACTCAAAGGACACTCGCCCCTTGACGCGCGTGCCGTTTATCTTGCCGTCGGTCCCGGCAGTCACATTGAACGTCGTTCCGTCTTGCATCGTGCCGAGCACGGAGATGCTGCCGGGGCGAATCGGAGATGCGGCTGTGCGAAATACCGTCTGGAATGCCGAGAACGGCGCCTCAACGGTTGTCGTCGGCGGGACTAAAAGGCCGCGCCAGTCAGTGATGGTCGGGGCGATGCCGCCATCCCAGTCCGTTATTGCGACCGCGCCGAGGGCAGGTATCACTGACCCGGCGGGGGTGCCGCCGCCAGTCATCGGATCGGGATCGACGCTCAGAGTGTTGTCCGCCAACTGAACGTAGCGCTTCGCCCCGAGATTGAAATTCACACCTCGCAGAACCCGAAGCGGTGTCGCCAACACGGACGCGCGCAGTTCGTTGATTGTGGCGGATGCAGAATCCGCACTGGCCGAACCGGTGGCATAAGGGATTGTCGCCTTGCGCCCGCCAATCGGCACGAACACCGAGCGCGTTTTCGGCCCGGTGTAGTTGTCCCAGCGTGTGAAAGTCGTGCCGCTCCACGCGCCGTAGGTCGTTGTCCCAGAGACGTTGCCGTGCACGATTGGGCCGAAACGATCCACCGAAGATAACGAACTCGGAGCCGTGATGGTGTAGGCGCCGGTGGTGTAGTTGATCGTCCCGCAGGCAACATCAGACAGGTCGCCGTAGCGGTCCTGAAAGTACAGAGTTCCGGCGCGATCAAAGATCACGGAATCTCGACTGATGGTTTCCGTACCCTCGTAGTAGAGGTTTAGCCCAGACGAATATGCATCCCAGTCAAAGATGAAATCCAGTTCGCAGCTAATCAGCACGCTACCGGGCATGATGTTCGTGTCACCGATGAGCCCGGACGCAATTGGCTTATCTGTAGCCGTGATTGAGTCGTTCGACGTGGAGTCGAGAAGGAACACCGTACCGGGTGGCGGCAAGACGCTCGGACTGACACGAACCACCCCAGCAGAGTAATCCACGGTGCCTGTCCCGTCGCCGGAAAGACCGCCAACGCCGTCGTCAGCAACCGAGTACGTGGACCCGTCGCGCGTCCAGCTAACGGACACGTCGCCTGGGGTCAGCTTTTTGGTTGCCGAGGACTCAGAAGCCACGCCGTCCGCGTTGATCGCTGCGTAGACCTTCCCTGCGTTGCGCAAAGTCGTGTTGCTCGCCAGAACCTGGGATGCGTCCGAGTAGGCTTGGACCACGATGGACGAGCCCACATCAGGGAGTGCGCCGAGCGTAATCACGACGGAGCCAGTCGTGTAGCTGACTGTGCCAGCGCCGTAGGACGAGTCGAGACCGGCCAACTTCCCACCACCGGAGTCGCGAAGTACGTACCAGCGGCCTTGTGCCAGGTAAGAGACGCTCATCGTGCGCGGCAGCGGTGGCGTCCCCATGGTGAACGCATACGACTGGGACCTGCTCTCGGCGGAAATTCGGATCACCGACTGCTCGGAAACCAGGTCTGGAATTGCCGCAGGGGTGAAGGTCACCGTGTGCGTTCCACCGAAGACGCCAAAAACGTTCGTGGACAAAGACAGGACGCCGTTGTCGTAATCGACCTGACCGACCTCGATGTCCCCGTTCTTCAACAGACCGCCGTCGTCAGTGAGCGTCACGCCAGAACGAACCAGACTGAGCGACTTCGGTAGGATGGGACCGCCGACGTGGAGATTCTGCGCGGTGGTGAACGCCAGGGTCAGTTCAACGGTAAGCGGCGCGCCAGTGGCGACCAGTGCAAACGACAAGCCATTGGTCCGAACGTCAGAGATGGCAGTTTCGGTCTGTGCGCTCGGAACCAACTGCGTGAATATCGAAGAACCTCGGACGGTGAAGTCACCGATGCTCGCGGATTCCGCCAGAGGCACGACGCCGACGTAGGTGCCGGCGTCGGCGACCACCGTGTCGCGAATCTTTGTTCCGTTGGACGCGCGCTTAAACTCGCGGGTTGATGGCGATCCGGTGAAGTCGTAGCGCAGCGCGTCGCTGATGCTCACCGTGACGATGTTGGCTTTGTAGTCCTGATCGCCGTTGTAGGTGAAGGTCCGCTCGACGACGGACACATCAGTTGCACGAACGTATTGCTCCTTCTGTCCTGGGAGACCTTCGTTGTAGACCAGAACCAATGTCTGACCAACGTTGGGAACAAGGTCGTTGGTGCGCTGGAAAATCTGGACGACCCGTTGCCCGGCTATGTGGTTCTCATACAGAAAACCCGCCAGCTCGGGGCCTTTGTTCAGGTACGCTTCGACGCGGGTTTGAGCTTCGCTCCGACGGTCGAACGTACTCTCCGTGCTGAAAAGCGTGATGCTGACGTTAGGGTCGTCGGGAGGCTCAGCGACGATCACGTTGCCACCAAGGTAGGTGTCGCGGTTGTCCGTCTGGACGTGGACGTGCACCTTGCGCATGTTGATGCGCCCACCGGCGCGGTCAACTTCGGAGATGTCGGGGAAGATGTTGTTGCTCTCGCCGTCCTGGATGATGTTGGCCGTGGGGGCGCCGCCGCCTTCGGGTACATCGTCCATGACCTGCGACTCAACGAGCTTAATGTCTCCGGCCAAAATTGCCACTGTTAAATCTCCATGAAGCGGATCGTTGCGAAATACCAGTCCCCGGTCTGCACATCGCTGTAGTGAATCCAGGGTCGGGCCTCAACTGCCGCTCCGTCGTGATGCCGAAAAATCACTGAGCGTGATACGCCCCGCAGTGTAAGTTCCAGCACCTGGCCGGGCACTGCGGCCCAATTTCGCAGTTGCGTCAGGGTCGTGATGTCGGTCGCCCCGCTGCGGTCGTCTTCCGGCTGCAGGGTTATAGGGCGACCAGCGATGCGCGCGGCGGTCTGGATGGTCAGCGCGCCGGTGATCGTTCGTGTTGAGGTTTGCTCGACTGGGTGCCAGTCGTTCTCATCCACCCAGAACAGGTCCGGGTTCAGGTTGATGGTGGTCGCTCCGACCGTGAGGGTGATGCTCATGAGCTACTCCGAGATGCTTCTTCAATCTGGCGGAAAATCCCAGCCAGTCGGTTGGCGTCGGCCTGCGAGGTGAGACCCACCGTCGTCCCGACGCCGCCGATGTTGATGGTCATGCTGACGCCGCTGGAACTGCCGCCGCCACCTGCGGTTGCAGGTGCGGCCGGCGTACTTGCCCCACCGCCGGATGCAGAAGACGTAGTTGTCGTGGTTGCGCCACCCTCCCCGTTCGCGCGCTTGCGGGCTTCTTCTACAACCAGGTCTGAGATGGCCTTGTTCACCGAACTGAACCAGTCCATGCCGTTTGTCATCCCGACGCCCTCGCCATTGCGAATGAATCGGTCCACGAGTTCGATGGCTTGCGCGTCTGTCAACCCCTGGGACTTCGCTGTGTCCAGCACGTACCGGTCTGTTGGCACCGACTGCTGCATGCGCTGGCCGTTAGCGTCCAGCGTGAAGCCGTCCTTGTCCACGTTCCAATACTTGCGCTTCGCCTCTGCGGCCTTCTCCAGTGCTGCAGCCTCGGCTTCGAGCAGCGCGATCTGCTTTGGCGTGTAGTCGGCCGACAGCTTGTAGCGCATCAACAGCTTGTCCATCGCGTCCGTGTTCGCGTTGACAGCGCCGGTGTTGACGTTACGCGCAGTCGTCTCTTGACCGGCGGCTGTCGTGTTCCGACCGCGTGCGTCAGCTTCGGCACCGATGTTCCGCGACAGCAGTTCGCTGCGGACGTTCTCTTCGGCCTTGATCTTCAGCAGTTCGCGGCTCGATTCGATCTGTTTAGCCTGAATTTCGGTCAGGCGCAGGCGTAACTCCAGTTCCTTACGTTTTAGCTCGTTCGCAGGCTCTTCGATCTTCAGCAGCTCCAGCTTCGCGTTCAGTTCCTGGCGCAGAAGCTGCAGTTCGACTTCCTTGATGTCGATTAGCAGTCGGTCTACTTCGATCTGCTTCCGCTTCGCTTCCCGCTCCAAGTCTATGGCGGTTATGAGGTAGCCTGCGTTGCGCGCCTGCTCAGCTTTGGCCTGCAGCAGCGCCACTTCCGCAGACAGCGACTCCTTGGCGATCTGCAGGCTCGCCAAGCGGCTGTTGGCTTCCAACTGGGCGTTCGCAGCCGAATCGCGCATGGCGTCGGAGTAGCGAGCCTGGGCGATGGCGACTTCTTCGATGGCCGCGCGCAATTGCTCTTTGCCAACTGCACCGGACTTTTCAAGCTGGATAGTCAGCGCCAACAACTCGTTTGCCCTGGTGAGTTGATCGCGGTAGATCGCCACCTTGGCCGAGTTGTCCTCGTAGGCATTCGCGGCCTGCTGCTTGGCAACAGCCTCAAGGCGCGACGCTTCCGCAGCCGATTCCGACTGCTGTTGTGCAGCCTTGCTGACGTTGATCTGTTTGTCGATCTCCTGTGTCTGCTTGGCGATCTCTTCGGTGTTGTCACCCTGCGCCTGGCGCGTCTTCACCAGCAGCGCTCGCTTCTGCTCAAGGATCACCAGTTCTTCAGTCTGCGAAGCCGCAAGTTTGGCGAGTGCCGCAGCATTGTCGTTCGCAGCCTGCGCGCTGATTGCCAGCGCAGCCCCCTCGCCGCCGCGCAGCCGGGCCAGAGACACCAGTGCTGCTCCCTGATCCTGCGTGGCCTTGACCAGCTTTCCGAGCGACTCGGTGTCCTTTTCCTGGGCCGCAAGTTTCTGGTCGATTGCAGCCGTCGTCTGGACCAGCTTCGCGCTCAGGTCCTTCTGGCCGTCGGCCGCAATGACCGCTGCGATTGCGCTCAACTGCTGCGAGCGCGTCATGGTGTCCCACGATGCGCCTGCGTTGCGCGCGGCGGTGGCGGACGCGGCCGTAGCTGCAGCCAGCGTGTTGGTGGCGTCTTGCGCTTGCTTCGCACCGAACACCACGTCGCCGAACGACTTTGCAACGTTCTGCTGGCGCTCGATCATCTTGCCCCACAGCTCGCGTAAGGCTTCGATTGGATTCGTCAGCGTAGCCAGTGCGCCGTACACAACGCCAACACTTCGGGCCAGCGTGAGTAGATGGTCTGCTACGGCAATGATCGGCAGCAAGAGCGCACCGGTTACTGCTGCGAGCCCCCGCAGCGCGCCGGTGAGCACCTCAACGAAACCTGCATCCCCCAGCGCCTGGGCGGTGGTGGTGAATGCGTTATTCAGGCGGTTCCAAGTCGGGATCAACCCCTCTGTCTCACCTTGGAGTGACTTCAAGCCTTGGCTGAATGCTGGGAAGAAGTCGCGCGCCGCGAGACTGCCGCTCTCCACCAGCTTGATGAGTTCGGCGTCGGTGAGCCCGAGGCCCTTGGCGGCGGCGCTCAGCGCGCCGGGAAGACGGTCGCCCAATTGCTGACGCAGCTCTTCTAAACTTACAACACCCTTACTGGCTATCTGACCGAGTGCATCGAGCGCACCGCTGGTGGCCTCTGCGCTCAAGCCCAGCGAGCCAGAAACACGTGTGATGGTGGCGAACAGGTCGTTGGTGACGGACAGCGGGATGTTCGCGGACTTCGTTGCTGCGCTGAAGCGGACGAACGACTCGCCGAGCGTCCCGACGGCCAGCCCTGACGCCTGCGCGGTCTTGCGCAGGAACTCCATCTGCGTTGCGGTGACGTTGGTGTCCTTGTAGACCGCATTCAGGCCACGCCGGAGTTGCTCGGTCTGGACGATGGTCAGAACGAACTCTCGCCCCAGCTCCTTGACCTTTTCGACCAGCGCGCCGATACCGTCCGCAATCAGGTTGCCGGCCGCTATCTGTCCCATCGAGTTCTTGAGCAGCCCCGCCGCCTTGTCTGACAGCGTGAGTTCCCCACGCACTTCGCGCAGGCTGCGTTCCAACTCCTGGATACGCGCGTTGCCCGAGGCCATCGCCACCGAAAGTTCGCGGCCGGTGAGCCCGGCGCTTGTGCGAACCAGTTCCATGGCGTCGCGCACCTGGCGAATTTCGGCCTCCAGCTCCTGCGCGCTGCGCACACCCACTGTGCCGAAGGCGCTCTGCAGCGTGCGTGCAGCGTCAGCCGCAGCCTTCGCGGCAGCATCCGATGCTTCCTTGGCGCGGCGCTGGGCGGCTGCGTACTCTTCCTGGGCTTGGATCAGGAACTGTGTCTGTGTTCGCACCGTCGTAGCCTCGGACGCCACGCGGTTCAGGGAGTTGACGAGTTGCGCCTGTGCCGCCACCACGTTGTCGGTGGACACGCCGAGTTGATCCGCCGCCTGGCGCGCTGCGTCCAGTGAGGTGGACCGCTCACGCAGAGCTGCGTTGACGCTGTTAAGCGCGGCTTCCGACCGGCTGTACGTTGTCTGCAGCTTGGCCTCAGCCACCTCGGCTTCGCGCACCGAGCGGTTGGCCTCTTTGAGTGCCGCGTTGGCCTGATCCAGCGTGTTCTTCTGCTCGATCTTCGCGCGGGTCAGCCTTTCGACTTCGACCTTGTAGCTCGCAACTCGGTCGCCGTTATCGTCGTAGGTGTTCCGAAGGATGGTCAACTCGTCGCGAGTTGCCTTGAACGCCTGGTTGGCCTTCTCCGCGGCCTGCGCGGCTTCCTGCTGAGCCTTCTTCGCACGCTCGGTGGCAGTACCGAGCGTCGAGAGTTGTGCAGCCAGTTCGGTTGCGGTCGTCTCTGCGGCCTGCTGGCTGATTTTGAGCTGGTCGGTGGCGTCTGCCAGCTCCTGGAACGTGCGCAGCGCGGTGGCCTGCTGACCCAGGCGGTCGATCTCGTCGGCGAGCTGCTGGAACTCCGGCGCGGCGTCGCCACCCTCCTTCGCGAGAGCGGTGACCGACTGCTTGAGCTTGTCGATCTCTTCTGCGCCGGTGGTTTCTACCCCCAAGGTCAGTTTGACATCACGATTGCTGGTAGCCATTGTGCTTCCTGAAATGAAAAACCCGCCAAGCCTTGTCGGTCGTGGCGGGTTTGGTCAGCGGGTAGCGGTCCCGCCGCACCGAGGCACTGCTTAGACGGGTGCGTCCACCAGACGAACCACGAACGGGGCTGTGAACCCGGCGGGAGTCTTCATGCGGCCCGGCAGGCTCACCGTGTTGAAGTCGTCCGCAAGGAAGTCGAACGCGCTGTCGGCCGAGATCACAGCTTCGTACACGATCACTTCGACATCGGCGTCTTGCTCGGCAAAGTTGCGACCATGCAGCACGGCCTTCACACGCACGTCGTTGTTCGTCATGCCGCGAATTTCGGTGCCGGACTGGTCGTCGTAGGTGCCGGTGACTTTCAGGGTCTCGGTGGCACCGATGTCGCCGGTCGAGAGTGTCTTGATCCAGCCCATCTTTTCGTTGAGCAGGTAGTCGGTGCCCAGCACGTAGGTGTCTGTGGCAGTAGGGTCCTTGGCGACCAGGGTCAGAATCGCGGCCTTTGGCAGCGGCATCCAGACGTTGTGCTTGGTTGGCACATCGATGGCGGTGGACCACGCGCCTGCAGTTTGAGCCAGAACTGCAGTTGTGCCGAACAGGGCGATTGCCATCGACTCTTTGTTCACTTCGGTCAGGTCGATAGTCAGGTCGGCAGGCTGTGGAATGGAAACCGATTCGACCACCTGGCCGTAGGTGTTGCGACCCTTCGAGATCAGCTCCTTGACCTCCGAGTTCGGCTTGATTTCAAACTTGCCGCACTCGTAGGGGCCCATCATGTCGCCTGCGACACCACCCGAGAAACGCGCAAGATACAGGTCACCGGACCCCAAAAAACCACGTGCTGCCATGAAAATTCTCCTTGAAACGCCATTCAGGCAGAGTGCCTAATACGGGCGCAGTTTGCTGTGAAACAGGCGCAATTGCCTGCGGCTAAATTTCGCAGTTATGGGTTCGAGAGGTCTTCTGCGAACGTCACTGCGATCATCACCCGGGCCTGCACCAGCGCCACGCCGTCGGGCCGCGGGCCGATGTCTCGACCCATGTAATCCACCGAGAAGACCTTGCCGTCCAACATGCGATTGTTGTTGGCGAAGATCGCACGCTTGATGTCGCGGATCATCGCGTGGCCCTTGTCGTTCGGGTTGTCCGGGTCGCACACATCAAAGCCATCAATCAGGTACTCCTGTCGAACCTTGATCTGCGCAGTAAGCCTGCGGCCCGCGCTGTCGTCCACGCGGTCCTCGCCCTCCAGAACCATCACGCAGGGTGGCTCGTCGTCACCGGGTAGCTTCCTGCGGCCCATGAACACCTGCGCGCCGATGTCGGTCTCGCAGCCGTTGGCCAATCGGATGCCTTGCAGGCGGGTCTTGATCTCTGCGGCCACTTCGGCCGACTTCAGGAACACTGTCATTCAAGGACTTTCTTCAGTTCGCGCTCGGCCGCGTCAATGATCGCGGTCTGGTAATCGTCACCTATCTGCTGCTCAAGCTCGCCGGCAGCAACGCGGAATAGTTGGTAGACGGAAGGGCCGAGCAACGCGCTGCTCAGTTTGCCGTTCGGGTTGCGTTTGACGATCAGCGGTGTGCCTTTTTTGGAGATGAATACGAACGCCTTAGAGCTTTGCACCTGCTTGCGCGCCCCGCGCACCACCTCGACGGATGGGGCACCCTGCTTCTTGCCCTTCGGAATTCCGAGCTTGGCGTAGCCTTTGGACCGATCGGGGTTCTTCACCTTGATCTGTCCGACCTGGTAGTCGTATTTCGTCAGCAGGGTCAAGTCTTTCTTGTCGCGGGCCGTAGCGATAATCTCACCGGTCGGCTTCTGCGCGGTGGCCTTGTTTATCTCGAAGCGCTCACGCAGGTACGAATCTGTAAGGTTGATGCCTGACAACATCCGCTTGCGCGACAGTTCGTAGGCCGATTCCAACTGCTCGTTTGTGACTTCCACCAGCTTCGCCCCGAGGCTTTCTGGAGTCGCCGTACCAAGGCGGTCGGCGAGAGCATCCAACTCGGATGCATCGAACTTGATCGAGAATGTGGACCTGCGGGCCACGTCAGACCTTCAGCAGCACGAAGCGCGCGTAGGCTTCCTTGTCCTCGATCTTCACGTCGAGGGTGTAGTTGCCGTCCGGGTGCGTCAGCGAGTCGCCGACCCGGGGGTTGTACTGTTTGTCGATGGTGGCGACATCGCGGTCCACCACCATGTTCTCGTCCAGACCTGCAAGCTGAACACCGTGTTCGATGTTCACTTTGCAAGGAACTGTTCCGCGCAGCATCGAGTCGCCCCCGAGGATGTCGAGGGCGGCTGCGGTAGCCGCGCGGAACAGTTCAAGC